CACCAGCGCCGTGATAACAGCCAAAACCTATATGAACCTGCTGAACATCAACATGCCGCGCAACCTGTACCAGGCATCGTGCAGCTACACGCTTTATGACCTTGGCTGTGGTGTAGACCGGTCAGCCATGGCTGTGTCTGCTGTTGCCGGAAGCGGATCGACGTCAGCGTTGATCAATGTTTCTACAGCGCAGTCATCAGGCTGGTTCTCTCAGGGCTATGTGCTGTTCACCAGCGGCAATAATGCAAATCTGCGGCGCACGATCAAATCCAGCTCGCAGTCACAGCTGGCGCTGGCGTACCCATTGCCCTATGCGCCAGCGGCTGGCGACACCATGACGCTTTACCCGGGCTGTGATCACTGCCTGAGTACCTGCGCCAACAAGTTTGGCAACGGCGCACGCTTCCGCGCTATGCCGTACACCCCCGTTCCGGAAACTGCGACATGACCACTATCCACGATCTACCTGTTGGCGAGCAGCGGGCGCTGGTGATTGCCGAGGCTGTGACTTGGCTGCGTACGCCATACCACCATGCCGCCAGGGTAAAGGGTGCCGGGGTGGATTGTGCTCAGATCCTGATCGCGGTGTATGCCGCAGTTGGCCTGATTGCGGATTTCAAGCCAGACGATTACCCGCCGGACTGGATGTTGCACCGGTCGGACGAGCGATATCTGGGGCATGTCATGCAGTACGCGCGTCAGGTTGACGCACCTGGGCCGGGTGATATTGCCATGTGGAAATTCGGGCGGTGCTTCAGCCACGGCGCAATCGTACTGGAGTGGCCGCTGGTGATTCACGCATACCGCCCTGATCAGATGGTCGGTTATGGCGATGGCACGCAAGGCGATCTTGCCGGGCGAGAGGTTACTTATTGGTCTTTTTGGGAGGGGTAGGGCATGGGCGGTCTATTCGGCAAAACGTCTACTGCAACGACAACAACCGCCGTTTCGGACCTGAGTGTACAGACCTCTACGCTGGGCAAGACGGTCGCGCTACTGTGGGGCACCAACCGTGTGACCGGCAACCTGATCTGGTATGGGGATTTTGCCTCGCATGCGCAGTCTTCATCCAGCAGCAGTGGCGGCAAAGGCGGGGGAGGATCAAGCGGGGCCAGCTCCTACACCTATACTTGCAGCTTCGCTATGGGGTTATGCGAGGGGCCGATTCAGAGTTTCGGCACGGTATTCGCCGGCAAGGAAACCGGCACAATGTCGAGCTATGGCCTAACTGGCATGGCAGGCAATACACCACAAACACCGTGGACATATTTACAGAGTGCCTATCCATCAAAGGCATTGGGCTACTCGGGGCTGTGCTATGCCGCTGCGGCAAACTACGACCTGGATACCAGTACCAGCTTGCCGAATTTCAGTTTTGAGATTGTGGGCAAACTGGCGTACGAGTTCGCATCATCCCCGGACGCCTTGCCGAAGGATGTTGCGGTTGATTTCCTGACCAATGGCTATTACGGCGCTGGCTTCCCGTCCAGCTATGTCGGAGACCTGTCGCAATGGGATGCATTCTGCAAAGCGGCCGGCATTCTGGTGTCACCACTGCTTGATACGGCTGCAGCTGCCCAGTCGTTTATCGATGACCTGGGTACTGCGACCTGCTCGGTGCCAGTGTGGAAATCAACACAACTGGTCATGGTTCCGTACGCGGACGAGTCGCTGACCGGTAATGGGGTGGCGTACACCCCGGACGTCGACGCAGTATATGACCTGACTGATGATGATTTCATCGACGATGGATCAACCGATCCGATCACGGTGAAGCGTGGCAATGCGGCGGACGCCTACAACTCGGTGACCGTTGAATATCTGGATCGCAGCAACAGCTACAACACCGCGACTGTGACCGCCATGGATCAGGCAAACATCGATCTGTACGGCCTGCGTCAGTGCAGCACGATCACGCTACACATGGTCACCACGGCGGCGGTAGCCCAGCAGGTGGCCCAGTTCCATCTGCAGCGCTACTGCTACGTGCGCAATACCTACGAGTTCAGCCTTGGCTGGCGCTACTGCCTGCTTGAGCCGATGGATGTTGTCACGATTAATGATGCCTGCCTCGGCCTGAGCAAATACCCGGTACGTATCACAGAAATAGACGAGGACGATACCGGCCTGCTCAAAATCACAGCAGAGGACTTCCCCGATCATGTATCCACACCATCGGTGAACTCAGTTGCCGAGGCAACCCGGTACGCGCCGCAATACAACGCCAGCCCGGGGTCGGTGAATGTTCCGGTCATTTTTGAAGCGCCAGACGTGTTGACCAGCGGCAGCGGCTACGAGATCTGGGCGGCAGTGTCGGGCGGATCGCTGTACGGTGGCTGCGTAGTATGGGTGTCTGAGGACGGAGATACATATACCAAGGCGGGCACAATTTCCGGAGCTGCGCGACATGGCTATCTGACTGCGGCATTGCCGCTGGCAGCAGATCCTGACGAGACTAACCCCCTGGCCGTTGATTTGTCGATTAGTGGTGGGGCGCTGGCATCGGGTACCCAGTTGGATGCCGACAGCTACAACACGCTGTGCTATGTCGATGGAGAATTGGTGAGCTATGAGACCGCGACGCTGACCGGAGTCAATGCGTATAACCTGGGCTATCTACGGCGCGGGGCGTACGACAGTACGATCGGAACGCACAACAGCGGCACTCAGTTTGCCCGGCTGGATGGCTCAATCTTCAAATACGCATTTGATTCCAGCCTGATCGGCAAAACCATTTATATCAAGTTCGCTGCATTCAATCTCTATGGCGGCGGCACACAGAGCCTGGCTGACTGCGAGGCATACAGCTACAAGGTCACCGGCTCGGCCCTGAACTCGACACTGCCAAATGTTGAGAATGTGTCCACCAACTTTGTCAGCGGGTTGACGCAAATCTACTGGGATGCCATTAGCGATTTTCGCCAACCAAATGTTGATTACGAGGTGCGGCTAGGGCCGACCTGGGCATCGGCAAAGACGCTAGGGCGGACTTCGCTCTGCAGGTTCACTGCAGTCGGCGATGGTAATTATTGGATTGCTGCACATTATTTGACCTCATCTGGCGCCAATGTTTACTCCGCCGCGCCAGCCGGAATTGATATTGTCGGCGCCACACTGACCAGTAACATCATTGCAACATTTGATGAGGCAGCTGCCGGTTGGCTTGGAACGATTAGTGGTGGCGCATGGCTCCAAAACAATATCGTTCAACTCCAAGGAGCGGGCAATATTCTTACGGATGGCGATTTCCTCAATACCAGTGATGTGATCTGGTACGGCGGTGTTGCCGCGACGGGCGAATATGACCTGCCGGAAGTGGTCAATATTGGGCGTGTTACGCCATGCAATGTATTGATGAGTTATTCGGCCTTTGGTCAGTCCATTTATGCAAACGCACTGGCCTTGGCCAACTTCCTTGGGGTCGATGACTTCTTTGGTGCGGCGCTCGGCCAAGTTGTCTCGATACAGCCGCAGATTGCTACCGCTGGCGCGAATGGCGTGTACGGCATTTGGTCAAACTTCCAACCCGGGCTATATAACGCCCAGTATTTCAAGGCGAGGGTTCTGATCAGCTCTAGCAATGCCCAAGTATCGGCCATGTTGACTGACTTTGTTTTTGAGGTTGACGTCCCGACCCGAACGGACAGCTATCAAGTGATTGTTCCTGCTGTTGGCGTGGCGGTGACATATACATCACCGTTTAATGGTGGGCCAGGCGCTTTAACGATACCTGCATTGCAAGCCACCATCCTCAACGCGAGTGCAGGCGATGATCTGATTATTACGTCGCAAACAGTATCTGGGTGTTTCTTGCGTGTGCTAAACAATGGATCGGGAATCAGCAGGACGGTCAATCTGCAGGCGCAAGGCTACTAAACACCCGCGTTCGTAAATTATAGGGGTCGCATCTGCGACCCTTTTTTATTTTGGAGAAGTAATGTCGCAAGGATCAATCGTATTACCGACTACGGGTACAGTGACCGGGCTGCAGCTTGCACAAGCGGTGAATACTGCACTGGCAGCATTGGGGACAAACAACTCGGGAAATGTGGATCCAGGCACCGCTCTTGGTCCTTATGCGTGGTGGGCAGACACCGGGAATGGTTTTCTCAAGCAACGTGATCCGACAAATACCTTTTGGACTGTTATCGCACCGCTTCAAACTCTGCTGGCGACACTAGCGCAAACTTATTCAGCAATCCCAACCCAGTTCTCCAAGGTAAATTCATCTGCCCCCGCGTTTTCCAAGACCGGGTCCGGGGCACTTAGCGTTAATGCGGGAACGGTAGTTGCTGTGGCCGGGGCAGTTATAACCTTTAGCGCAGCAACTGTTATAGCGATGCCTGCGCTGGTCGCAGGGACGGACTACTACATCTACGCTTGTTCCGACGGCACGGTGCGTGCTGACGCATCTGCAAGCTGCCCTACAGGGTACTCAACAGCCAATAGTCGACAGATAGGCGGTTTCCATTACGGCCTCATTTTAACCGGCGCTACGGTTGCGAGCGGTGCGTTTGCCACTACTGGCAACGGCATGATCTGGACACAGAACGACGTCAACAATATCGCGGGCATTAATGCCTGGTCAATCTGGGATCTGAAATGGCGCCCTAATGGCTGCGCCCCTCAGGGTATGGCCTTGGTGCATGGAAAATTGTGGGTGGATATTTATCTGTGCTCTACCAATACCGCGACGAACGGTACCAGTAAATCGAACACAAACATTGCTTCCGGTACGGTGTTGCCAATCATTCCGCCGGACTACGGCGGCAACGGAGTGACGACCTACCCAACGCTAAACTGGTGGGTGGCCAGTGAGTTGGCGCACGCGTCTCAAAAGCGGTTGCTGTGGGAGCATGAGTTCGTTGATGCGGCTTTCGGCGTTACTGAAAACCAATCTATCGATGCTACCGCCAGCACTTACCCTAACACCCAGCGCAACCCCGGCTACACAAGCAAATGGGGGATCGAGCAAGCCGCAGGTGTGCAATGGATCTGGGGCCTTGATTCGAACTTCTATTCGGAAGTGGCAAGCCCTGGCTGGACATGGAAAGACCTGAACGGTAACAACGGCGCAGGGACTGGGCGTGGCGAAATTTATACAGCCGGTGCCAACGGCATCTCACGTGTGCTGCTTGGCGGCGCGCGCGCGAGCGGCGCGTTCTCCGGGTCTCGGGCGTCCCTCTGGAACTACTGCCCGTGGGGCTCGAACTGGGGCGTCGGGTTGCGTGCCGCCTGTGACCACCTGACCCTTGTCTGAGCGAGCGAAAGCGAGCGATGGAAACATTAAGCGATGAGTTGGCCAGTCAAAAACAGTTGGCGATTATTGAGCGGTTTGAAGGTTTTGTGAACTATGTTTACCCGATTGCCAATAGCGTGCGGCGCGCTCATAGCGCAGTACGAGATCGATTGATCGGGGCGATGTTTGAGCAAGTGAGCTTATTCCAGCAAGCGGGGAAATCTTCCCAGATTTCCAAGCTTTACTTGGCCGATGCTGGGCTGGCTCATTTACGGTATTTGCTGCGTTTTCTTGCCGACGGCAATAGGCGGCTCATCAGCCGGCATCAGCATGAGGTGGCTTCTATTCACCTTGCTGAGACCGGGAGGATGCTC